TCCAAAACCTTAGACTCTGTAGAGACGGTTATGACAGTTCCGGTAGGACATCCAAGCTCAACGTCGGTCATCCATGCATATATATATGCATCTACATCACTAGCAGTTGTAGAGACAGACTCAATGTTAGTAAGTGAGTAGAAATGGAGCATACCTGCACCAAGAAGATCATCATACGACGTGGTGTCGCCTAAAGCGACAGCACTAGTATTAAACAACCTGTGCATCGGCTTCGTTGATATGAACGGACAAACTATATCTACGGGTTGATTTTCGCGCACATCCATAACTACTGAACCAGGTGCCTGCGAAAGATAGTTTAACAACAATCTTCTCCAGGAAGGTTCTGCAGCAGCTGCGAGCAGCTGATTTTTAAGAGTCTCATTTCTAGCCCACAAGGGTTGATATGAGACCAACATCTTTCCATAATGAAAGGGTGTGCCTGATATAGAAATCCTCACATGAAGGTTACCGCGCAAAAAGGCATAATTTCGGAGCTTGGCTCTGACAGAGGGGTCCAACGAATAAAGGTCCCAAACATTAATCCTATAATTTATATCGGCAGCTTGCAACAAGGGATAAGAGCCCAATGGGACAGGTCTTGAGAAAAACTCATCGACATCTAAAAGATTTTTCTGTCCTTGGCTAGTGTTACTGGTAATACCAGCAACTTCCTTATCCTCTTGTTGTCCACCGATATCAGTAAGATTCTCGTGCTTAGCAACAACATTAGAAGACACGACCCCCTCACCCATATCGCCAGTAAGGGTGTTAGATTCCGTGGAGAAAGCATAACGAGACTGAACTTTCTTCAAGTACCTCATAGTGGATTCTAAATCCTCAATATCAGTAAGTAACTTAACACGTTCGGTAACATGATCTTGCGACTGAAACTGCGAACGTAACTTTATCGAATATTTAAGACGTTGTAAATCATAAGAGGCGATAGGAGAATTATCAGCACTCGCTTGCATATACAAGTCGTCCAATACGACTTGCAACCTATTTAACGCTAGGTGGACGTTCGACGGTTTAACGCCCGTCATGGCGGAAGCGTAACGCGCTTCTTCGTACTGATTTACCTCATCAGTCTGCCATTGAATAAGTTCTACGACCCCGGCATAAGAATCGCAAACTATTGCGAAACGAGATTTTAAATTTTTAGGTGGTATAAATCTCGAAAATGTCTAAAAAGACAGCCACCCTACCCCAGGTCGGTTCCATTCTATCCACTTCGCTAGGATAAAAGGAATGGTCAACAACCTGGGTGGATCGTCTCCCCCCCACACGATCATAATAAAGGGGCATAGACCATCCACATGGTCTAAAAAACTCGGGCCTCTATATCCGCATATAGAGGAAATCGACTCGAGATCTCTTCCAAAGGTGTCCCAAAATGCTCATTGAGATATCCACAGAAAAGTTCTCGGAAGAACCACCAATCTCCTTCATCAACATGAAAAAAGAGTTCCCACAGAACAGACACACAAGTATCGGCTAGCTGGTCCTCTACCCTCATATGCACAGAGGGGATATACCACGTTAACGCCTTACAAATTGATTCCATGTCCAAAGGCGCCACATATGAATCATGCTTTTCATCATATCGAAATGTCCGTTTAAGAAAGGTCATATCAATAGGATCCACAAAATCCAACATGGTCTCTGTTTTGGAAGCGGAAGTATATCCCATGAAATAAACACGCTCACAAAAATCCTGATAGTAATTATTATTAAAAAGTGCACTAACAGATTTTTTCACTGACGCTAGTAAATCATCGCCAAAAGTCCGAGGAAGAACATGATCAAAGAAAG